AAATGGAGTTTCTTCCTTTAATTTCAATGGAAGAATTGTAGATAACAATAATAACCTTATAAGTACAGGAATTTCTATACTTTCTACTGTAAATGAGTCTGTAGGAGGCAAAGAAATTGAATCTGTAGACTCTGTGAAGCGTTTTGCTCCTAAAATTTACTCTACATTCAATAGAGCAGTTACAGCAAATGATTATGAGGCACTAATTCCTAAAATTTACCCAGAAACTGAGTCTGTTTCAGCTTTTGGAGGTGAAGAATTGAGTCCTCCTCAATATGGAAAGGTTTTTATCACTATAAAACCATTTTATGGACCTTTTGTACCAGATTCCATCAAAAATAACCTTAATACCATGCTCAGAAAGTATTCTGTTGCTGGAATTGTCACTGAAATACAGGATCTTAAATATTTGTATATTGAGACTCATATTAATGCTTATTATAATCCAAGTTTAGCAGCAAATTCAGATGCTGTTAAAGCAGTGGTATCAAATAATATTAATTCCTATGCTGATTCATCTGAAATGAATCAATATGGTGCTAAATTTAAATATAGTAAATTTCAAGCTGTTGTGGATAATAGTAATGATTCTATAACTTCAAATATCACAAAAATAGAAATAAGAAGAGATTTAAAACCAGAATTAAATAAAAATGCAGAATATGAACTTTGTTTTGGTAATTCATTTTATATAAAAAATAATAATGGTTATAATATCAAGTCATCTGGATTTAGTATCTTTGGTGTAGCTGATAGTGTTTATTTGAGTGATGCTCCTAATGCTAATGGACAAACAGGAAATCTATTCTTATTTACTTTATCATCTAGAGCTAATCCTACAATTATTTCTAATAATGTAGGAACTGTTGATTATGGAAAAGGTGAAATAATAATTAAACCTATTAATATCACTGGAACATCCAAGAAAGTTCAAAATATTCCAATAATAGAAATGTCTGCTTGTCCTGAGTCAAATGATGTAATAGGATTGCAAGATCTATATTTACAGTTAGATATTAGTAATAGCACAGTTGATATGATTTCTGATACTGTTAGTTCAGGTGATAATACATCAGGTAATCTTCATACATCAACATCAAGTTATATGATTGGAGATATAGCTAGATTGACTGAAAGTGAAAGGACAAATACATCCCTTCTCTCCTCAGATACATATGTAGTAGGATCTTCTAATTTAGAACTTTTGGGAGACTCTAATCCTACTCCTACATCATCAACTTCAGGATATTAATTCTACTGCAAAATGCCAGAAAATAAAAGAGTTAAAATTAGTTCAGTTGTTAAGAATCAACTGCCAGATTTTATAAAAGCGGATTTTCCTCTTGCTGGTGAATTTTTAGCACAATATTATACTGCCTTGGAGGGTCAAGGATCTACATTAGATGTTTTACAGAATATTGACAAATATATTAAAATTGATGAGTTAACTGATTTAGTAGATTCAACTAGTCTTTCTGCTAATGTAGGAATTGCTGATAATACTATAAATGTAAGTTCTACTACTGGATTTCCTGATTCTTTAGGATTAATTGAAATAGATTCTGAAATTATAACATATACTGGTATTACAACTAATACCTTTACTGGATGCTCTAGGGGATTTAGCGGAATTACATCTTATAGAAATCCTACTAAATCAGATGAACTTCTTTTCTCTCAATCTGGCATTTCAACTCATTCATCAGGAACAGTAGTTAATAATTTAAGTATTAGATTTTTAAAAGAATTTTTTAAGAAGGTAAAAACTCAAATTTCTCCAGGATTTGAAGAAAGGGCATTAGATGATAATATAGATGAAAGATTATTTACTAAACAATCAAAAGATTTTTATTCTTCTAAAGGTACAGATCAATCCTTTGAAATTCTTTTTAGAGCACTTTATGGAAAAGATGTAGAAGTTATTAAACCACGTGATTTTCTTTTTATACCATCAGATGCTAATTATAAAGTTTCAAAACAAATAGTAGTTGAAGCATTAGATGGAGATCCTATGGATCTCCTGAATAGAAACTTATTTCAAGATGATGTTTATGGATTTCCTAAAGCTAATGCTGCTATTAGTGATATTGAGAAAATAGTAAGAGGAGGAAAAACATATCATAGATTAAGTTTAGATTATGACCATAATTTGGATAAGGTAAGTGGAGATTTTTCTATACATCCTAGTACTAAATTGGTAGATAGTGTTTCTGTAGGTTCTACTGTTTTAGCAGTAGATTCTACAGTAGGATTTGGTACAACAGGAGTTTTAATCGCAAATTATGCAGATGGAACTTTTAATTCTATTAAATATACATCTAAATCTTTAAATCAATTTTATGGATGCTCTGGAGTTGATAAAAGCATTCAACCAACTCAAAATTTAAGATTAGATGCATTTGCCTATGGATATTCTGGAATTGGAACTTCTAGTGTAGTAAAAGTTAGAGTAACTGGGGTTTTATCTGATTTAGAATGCGAATTTAATACCACATACTATAACGAAGAGGGTAACATTATAGAACCTAAGGGTTTAGGTTCTGTTTCTAAAAGTAAGGTAACTGAAAACTTACTTACAAATATTAGTATCACTTATAATGTAGAATCTATTGATCTTATTGACTCTTCTAACTTCACTTATAAATTAAATCTTTTTAATGATCATAATTTCATTGTTGGAGATGATGCTCTTATTAATGACATATCATGTTCTATTATTTCACTTGTAAGTTCTAGAGAAGTTTTGATTAAAGGTTCTGGTGAATTAAATCCAGCAATATCATATAGAATACAAAGATTATTGTCTAAAGTTAATTTAAGCAATTATCCTGATACTAATATCTATACTTCAAACATCCAAAATTCTTATTTAGATGATGAGGATTGTGTTTATATTGCTTCTCCTTCACTTCCAAGTTATTTTGGTGATGCATTAGACATTAGGGAAACTGATCTTACATTTTCAGGTTCTTTTGAGGAAAGTACTGATATAAACATACCTAAGCATGGATTAATAACTGGAGAGAAAGTAACATATGTTAATGGTGGTGATAGTAATAAATTAGATTTAAGCGAAGGTGAGTATTTTGTTAAAAAGGTAGATATTAACACTATTAAACTTTCAAAAAGTAGTGCAAATATTTCTAATTCAATATACGTTTCTTTTAGTGGAACTGTAACTAATAATAAATTTGAGTTATCTAGATTTTCTAAAAAATCCATACAATCTCAAAAATTAATAAGAAAAATTCAAAATCCAGTCTCATCATTAGTTAAGAGACCAACCCCTAGAGGAAAAACTGGTATTTTGGTAAATGGAGTTGAAATATTAAATTACAAGTCTAATGATGTTGTTTACTATGGACCAATTGAAGAAATTTCAGTTACTAGTAGTGGTGATAATTATGATGTTATAAATCCACCAATTTTATCAGTTTCTGATGGAGTTGGTCTTGGTGTATCTGCATACTGCGAAGTACAGGGTTCTGTAGAAAGAATTGATGTTATAGATGAAGGTTTTGATTACCTTTCTGCTCCTACTTTAAAAATAAGTGGTGGAAATGGCTCTGGTTGTATTGCATATGCTAATTTAATTCAAAAAGAACATTCTGTAACATTTGACTCTACTGAACTTGGTGGATTAGTCAATTTAACAAATAATACAATTGGATTTTCAACTTTCCACAAATTTAGAGATGGAGAACTAATAACTTACAATACAGACACTCAAACTGCAATTGCTGGATTAACCACTAATGCTGCATACTATTGTGCTATAAAAGATTCAACAACAGTGTCATTACATAATAATTATGTAGATGCTATTGCTGGAGTGTCTACTATTGGACTTACTGGATATGGAGTAGGTATTCAAGAAATAAAATGTGCAAATAAAAAAAGAGTAGTTAGTTCTATAAGTATTGGAAGTTCTGGATCAGGTTATACTAATAGATTAACATCAGTAGTTTCTGCTGGTATTAATACTGCTAATAATATAATCAATATTCCCAATCATGGATATAAGACTGGAGAACTTATAAGATATGATAACAAGACCACTCCTATTATTGGTCTTACTACTTTAACAGATTATTATGTTACTGCTGTAGATGGTGGTTCATTTAAACTATCTGCTGTTGGTGTAGGATCTACTCCAGCTAATTTCTTCATGAGAAATAAGAAATATGTTGAATTATTGTCTGGTGGTGTAGGAATCAACGAATTTAATTACACACCAGTTACAGTGTCATTAACTGGTCATATAGGAGTATCTACACTATCTGGTCAAAACTTTAATGCATCTTTAAGACCTGTTGTAAGGGGATCTATTAAGTCTGCATATATTGCTAATGGTGGTGTAGGATATGGATCTTCAGATATAATCAATTATAATAGACAACCAGTTTTTACTCCTAAGAGTGGTAAGAATGCTCAATTGCTTCCCATAGTATCAATAGAAGGTAAGATAAAGGAAGTATTAGTATTAAACTCAGGTTCTGAATATAATTCTCCTCCTGATCTAAGAGTGGAAGGAACTGGTAAAGGAACTAAAATTATTCCTATTTTAAAAGGTGGTTCTATTGAATCAGTCAAGATAATTAATAGTGGTATAGGACATACTTCTACAAATGCTACTATAAAAGTAACATCTAATGGAGATGGTGCTAAGTTTTATTCTAATCCAAAAATTTGGACTATCAATAGTGTTGAAAGATTAATACAGAATGATCAGATTACTACTGATGATGGAATCATAAGCACTGGATTAAATGATGAATATGGTATACAATACTCTCATTTATATGCTCCTAGAAAATTAAGACAATCTTCTTATATTAAAAAAGCTATAGGTGATAAAGAAGTTTTTGTTCCTGATTTATCTCTTGAAAATGATATTGAACAAGTATCAGTAAGTCATTCCCCAATCATTGGATGGTCTTATGATGGATCTCCAATTTATGGTCCATATGGATATACTAATGCTTCTGGTGGTCCAATTAAAATTATACAATCAGGATACTCTCCATCCATATCTAGCACTAGACCTGATCCTCTTACATCTAATGGCGAAAGGATATACTCTGAAGGATTCTTTGTAGAAGATTATACTTATTCAGATGACAAAGATTTGGATGAACATAATGGTAGATTCTGCAAAACTCCTGAATATCCAAATGGAGTTTATGCCTATTTTGCTCTTATAAATCCAACTATAAATGATGATGAGGGTTCATTCAAAAATTACAGAAAACCTCAATTCCCATATTTTATAGGTAATTCTTATAAGTACCAATCTATTAATTATAATTTTGATTTTAAGTCAAACCAAGATTTGGTAGATCTTAATAACACCAATTTTGTTAGAAATACTTCTCCATATAATTTCCTTCTTGGAGATAGTAGTTATGATTTTCTAGTTAATCCTAGTAAAATTCATAAACAAAGAACATATGTTGATGCTACTACTTCTGGAGATATACAATCTGTTGGAATTAATACTGGAGGATTAAATTATAAAGTTGGAGATGAAGTAGTATTTGAAGATGTAGGTTCTAGTGGTTATGGATCTAAGGCATCTGTTAGCTTTATTGAAGGAAAAACTGTAAATCAAGTTAGTGTAGCATTCACTGAATATTCTAATGTAGAATTTATACTTGGACAGTATGCTGGCGAATTTGTTGGATATACCACTAATCCTCATAATTTTTTTCATAGAGAAACTACACATATTTCAGGTTTAAGCACTAGTGGAATTGCAGATAATTCTACAATTCAAATTGGTGTAACTACTGATACCTTTAAATTGTTTAATGCAATAAATGCTTCTTCTAGCACTGGTATAGTAACATATTTTAATTTAGATTATGTTACTGATATAAAAGAAAATGATCTTTTAGGAATAGGAACTGAATGTGTTAAAGTTTTAAATGTAGATCATGATTCATCTAGACTTAGAGTAATAAGAGAATATAATTCTACTACAGGAGCAGCTCATACTGCTGATAGTTTGGTTTCTCAAAAACCAAGAAATTTTGTTTTTAATTCTCAATCTAAACTACAAAATTCTGATTTAAGATTAAATAAAGAACTTTATTTTAACCCATCAGAATCAATAGGATTGGGTACAATTTCTGGTGTTGGAATTGGATCAACTTTATCATTCTCAAATCCAGGTACAGGAATAAGTGAAATATTCATTCCTACTAAAGCACTTTATTTTAAAGATCATGGATTGTTAACTGGCGATGCGTTAACTTATAGTACAAATGCAGGAGCAGCAGTATCAGTATCTACTGATGGAATTGATGGATTTGCTCTTACTCAGGGACAAACAGTATATGCAGCAAGATTAACAAATGATTTAATTGGAATAGCAACATCTAGAGTTGGTTTGGGATCTACTGGTTCTTTAGTTGGTATTAATAGTACTACTAATACCTCATCATTATATTTTATAGGTGTTGGCACTGGTGTATATCATAGTTTAAGAACTAGTTTTGATAATGTATTAACAGGATCATTAAGTAGATGTTTTGTTACAGTATCTACTGCTTCTACTCATGGACTTGAAGTACAAGATAATATTAGATTGAGAGTTCAACCTGGAATAACCACTACTTTAAAAGTAGCATATAATGACTATAATAGAAGATTAGTAATAGATCCTAGAACTTTTGGTTCTGGTGATGTAAGTGTTGGTAATAATACTATTACTATCGCTAGACATGGTTACAAGAATGGACAAAAAGTTATTCATACTGCAACCACTTCCTCTGGTGGATTAGTGGATAATGCAATTTATTATGTATCAATTATTGACAAAAATACTATAAAATTATCTAATAATTATTATGATGCTATAAATTTAGAACCAAATGTAATTAATATTACTAGTGCCTCTGCTGGTACTATTTCTCCCATAAATCCTCCATTATCTTTAGAGAAAAATTTAAAGATATATTTTGATCTCTCAGATTCCTCATTATCATTTAATGATGGTGGAGTTTCTTATAGTGCATTTGATTTTAATCTTTATACTGATTTTAACCTCAATAATTCTTTTGTCACTTCAGGAGAAACAGATGATTTTAATGTAGTCAGATCTGGAAGAATTGGTGTAGATGCAAATGCTAATGTTACTATTAAAAATGTTAAAGAAATTAATCAAACATTATATTACAATTTAAATCCTATAAATGAAAATTTAAATAATTCTATTAAAATTGGCATTATTAGAGATACTGATAATATTAAAAATTCCAATTCTGCTTTTCTTCTACCAAATGTATTAAGTGGAGATAGAAGTTTAGTGGGAGTAGGATCTACTACATTTTCTTTTATAACACCATCAATTCCTCAAAAATTAGAATATACATCTTCAGATGGTACATTTTCATATATAACAGATTCTTTAAATGTTGATGGTCCTATAGCACGCATTGAGGTGGAAAATAGAGGATTTGAATATAAGACTTTACCTGGAATTAGTACCATAATAACAACTAGTGGAAAAAATGCTATTTTAGAAACAAAAGGAACTTCTATTGGTAGAATAAGTAAAAGTACAATTAAAGATATTGGATTTGATTATCCTGTAGATAAAACTCTTAGACCTGAAGCTAATGTACCTCAATTAATTAAATTAGACTTACTTACTTCTCTTGGAAGTATTGGTATTACTTCAGTTGGTAAAAATTATCTAGAATCTCCTGGTTTGGTTCTTTTGGATGGATTGACTAAAAAAGAAGTTAGTAATGTTGAATTGGATTATGAATTAGGTGATACTCAAGTTAGTATTTTAAAAAATACTAAAACTTTGAATAATGTTACTCCTATTATAATTCCTACAAGCAATTCTAGTGGATTTACTATTAATAGTATAGACTACGATGATGGAAATAAAAATGTAACAATAACTATTGGAGCTAGTTTTAGTAATGCTGCTGATTATCCATTTGAAGTGGGTAAGAAGGTAATGATTGAAGGTGTTAGTGTTGGACTTGGTAGTACTGGTAAGGGTTATAATAGTGAGAATTATGATTATACACTATTTGAAATTTTAGAGACTGATCCTAATATTGGAGGAACTCTAGGAACTGTAAGATATAGTCTATCTAATATTCTTGCAGATGGAGAAATTCCAGGTACATTTAAATCTAATTTATCTTCTGCTAAAATTATAGCTGAAAAAGATTTTCCAATTTTTGATATTAAATTGAAAGTTGATGAATTTGAAAAGGGAGAGGATGTAGTTTCTGGTTCTTCTAGAGGAATTGTCCAATCTTGGAATAGTTTGTATGGTTATCTTAGGGTATCTTCTATTCAAGATTTTGAAATAGGAAAATCTTTTATAGGACAATCTTCTGGAACTCAAGGAACTATTACTGAAGTAATAACAGATGATTCATTATATGATATAGGATCTTCTTCTATAGTAAAAGAAGGATTTCAAAATAATACTGGGTTTTTAAATGATAATCTGCAAAGAGTTTTTGATAGTGATTATTATCAGTATTTCTCATATTCTTTAAAATCAGAATGTGAATATGAAAAATGGAAAGAACCAGTATCCACTTTAAATCACACAGCAGGATTTAAAAAGTTTAGCGATTTAATCATTAGAAATGAAGAAGAAGTTGGAGTTTCTACTATTCAAACAGGAACTATATTTGAGGTTGTTAATGATTTAATTTCAATAATGGATTTAAATACAGTATTTGATTTTGATTTGGTAAGAGAAAAAACTTTAACAATAGGTTCTAAAACTATTTCAGATGAGGTAGTTTTTGATACTAGAATTCTTGCAGACTATAGCGAATCTGTTGGTAATAGAGTATTGACTATTGATGATATTAGCCCTGACTTTAACAATAATGCTAGAACAGATGCTTTCCAATCTGTTGATAGTTTTAATTTAGCAAGTGTGAGATATAGAAAATATATTAGTTTTATTAGAGATAAAAGATTCACTAAAGAAAGGCAGATTTTACTAGTTTCTGCACTTCATGATGATAGTGGTAATATATTCTTAAATCAATATGGTAGAGTTGAAACTAATACTGACCTTGGTGAGTTTGGTGGAGATTTAGGTTCCTTTGACATGGATATTGCTGGTGATGATGGAAGACTCTTATTCTTCCCTAAGAAGTTTAAATTCAACAATTATGATGTTTCTAATGTAGCATATAATATTTCTGAGAGTGTTGTTGGCGTAGCTTCTACTGGATTAGGTGGTATTGTTAATATTACAAGTAGCACTACAACTATACCTTTAGGAATCACCACACAGCATAGTATTATATCCTTTGCTACCACTTATAGAGGATCTAAGGTTCTAGTGGCATATGCTGCTAGTGATGCATCCTACTGGGAGCATGATGAGATAACTTTGGTTCATGATGGCACTAATGTAGATTTAGTAGAGTATGGTCAGTTGAGTACAGGTAATGTTGGAAGCGCATCTGGCGAACCTGGTCTTGGAACCTATAGTGCATATATTGCTGGTTCTAGAGTTCATCTAGATCTTCATCCTACTGTTAGCACAGCAAGTACATATGTTGCTAATACTGTTCATGTAGACTTTGGGAATGCTTCATCTGCTGGAGTTGGTACTACATCATTAAATACTTCCAATTTAGATTCTAGATATACTGCTATATCTGCTAGTGGTTCTCCATCTGCTACTACAGTAGCACAGTATGAAACTGAAACATTTAATGGTGCTTATTATGTTGTATGTGTAGAGGATACTACTAATAGTCATTATCAAATATCTGAAGTAATAGTTGTTGATGATGGTACTACTGCTTTTATAACAGAGTATGCTATCAATCAAACTGTCACTAACCTTGGTGATTTCAATGCTGCTATTTCTGGAGACAATACTAATTTAACATTCACTCCTATAGCTAGTGCTAATGTTCAGGTTAGAGTATTCCAAA